TTATCGCCCAGGTTCTCCAAACCGCCGTAGCGTCCGGCAATCTCCCTGGTAGCCTTGGTGGTCAGAAGCAGGGTGTACTCGTCACCACCGATGTTGATGTTCGCAGAGCGTTCAGTAGTCATAGGTCAGTCCTCCTTATTCAGCGGCTTCGGTAGTATAGGAAGGCTCGTACACTTCCTTATACCAGTTGGTAATGGTATCAGCAGAAACAGCAGCGTCGCCTTCGGTGACCTCTGCCTTCCAGGGATGCTTGTTCTGACCGTCCACCTTGTTACGGCGCAGAATAGTGCCCTCGATGGTAGGAGTGCTGAAAGTGATGCTGTCACCCTTGGTAGCAAGGTTTGTGGCAGGGATACCGAATTTCACACGGTACAGCCAGTAATATTTGTACTTGCCGTTGGACTTCTTCGCGCGGAAGCCCACAGCCACGGGATCGCCGCCATCCTCACTGGTGGAAACAACAACGCCGTTGGCATCAATGGTTGCCCCGGTAAGATCGGATGCGGTGGAAGCGCCAATATCGTCCACACCCAAGGAAAGAGTGCCGGACTTGAACTCCTTGACGATTTCGGAAGCGCCGTCATCGGCGTACAGGGTGGCCTCTGCCAGTTCCACAGAGAGGTCGGCAGTCATTGCCTTTGCCAGTTGCACCGGGGCAGCATAGGTTTCGTTACCGCTTTCATCCTCGGTGATCTTGGCGTAATACAGTTTATCAAGACCGATAGTAGCCATGATTTATTCCTCCATTTCATAGTGTTTTGCTACATCCACAGCGTAGTGGTGGTAGCCAGTATCGTTTTCATAACCGATGTATCTGCGGTCGGTTATGGTAAAATCCGCAGCCAGAAGTGCTTTCACGATGGCGTTCTTTTCCTTCGTGTAGCTGCCCTGGGCATATAAAGATAGTCGAGCCTCCTGCACATCACAGCTGGGAGCGTTATCTGCGTGGAGGTCGAAAGTGTCAGAAAGAGGCACTACCACGATATATTTCGCAGGAGCGGCATCGCTGAACACACCTGTTTCAACGGGAATATCCAAGCCAGAAAGTACCGTCTGGATATCTGCAAGTACACTCATATCTTTTTGACCTCCTCTTCAAATTTCTGCTGCATGGCATTGATGCATTCTTTCCGGGATGCGCTTTTGGCAGGCTTCAGAAAGGGCTTTGCAGGCTGACCGTGCTTTCCGTATTCGATGATGTTGGCAAGCATCGCGTTGCTGACACCCCCGCTGTGGGGTTCGGCAAAACCGACCTTCACGTTATGATTACCGTTTTTGTCGATTCTTGCGGATGCCAGACCGAGAGCCGATTCCAATTCGCCTGTGGAGCGTGATTCGTATTTTGTGCCGGAGCCGACAACGGCAGAAAGATTGCTCTGCACCTTGGCAAGGACAACCTCGCCACCGGCTTCCAGAACGGTCTCGGCAACCGCATCAAAATTACTGCCCAGGCGGGACATTCGCTCCAAAAACTCCTCCGGCATCTTGATATCAACCTTTGCCAACGGTAGCCACCACCTTTTTTGCCAGGACTTCCACATACATCCCTCGGCCTTTGACATCCTCAACGGAGGTGATGTCGAAAGTCTCACCGCCGGTCATAATGACGTGGTCGGTGGTAACGGTCAGACCGGGAATGGTGCGGAAGCGGAACAGGTCGGTTGCCTCGGAAAAGGCGGCAAGGTTTGCCCATCTCTGGGAGCCGTGCCGTCCTTCCCGATATGCCCGTACCGATGCAACTGCATCATAGGTTGTAGTTGCAAAACCCTCTGCATCCTTGCTCTTTTTCAGAACAACGATGTCAATGAAGGTGTCCATTTTTCCGAAACCCATGTCACACCTTCCAATCCCGGTCGAGCCGTAAAAGAAGATTGACCGTGTTCCAGACCTGCTGTCCGGCTTGCACATTGTCGGCAAAGAAACCGCCTGTGGAGCCGTCACGGGACTCATAAAAATGCGATGCCAACATAATCACTGCCTGTTCGGTAGTGGCCGGCATCGCATTCTCGGAGTAGTACCCTGCAGGGATATGCTGATAGCTTTCCGCATAGGAAACAGCGGCAGTGATGAAGCGTTCAATCAGCCCATCATCTGCCGAGTGTTCCAGGATCAGATTCTCTTTGACTTTGGTCAGAAGTTCGCTCATCACTGCCACCTCCTAACTTAGGCAGTAGCCATCTTGAGCAGCTTGACTGCTTCGGGGAGAACCAGCTTGCCGTCCACGCGCTCCTTGGCAACAAAGCCGACCATACCGTTTCCGGCGAACAGTTCCTTCAGTTCGGAGAAGGAACGAGTACCACGGTCACCGATGTTGTAGTAGCTGTAGTCACCGAAAGCGATGGCGGGCATACCTGCAGTGATCACAGGGAAATAAGGAGAAGTGTGAACCTCATAACCCAGGAGACGACCGGGTTCACCTTCCTTAATGGAATCCTGCCACAGATAGCGACCGTTCTTGTCGGTCAGCTTGCGGATAGCAGCCAAGGTCTGGTCATTGCAGATAAACTTGGCGCTCTTGCGGTAAGGACGCTTGAGGGAGTACACCAGGTCGATGATCTCATCGGCAGTGATCTCAGTCGCAGAAGCGGCAGTCACACCGATTTCAGCACCGCCATCGGTAGCAAGCAGACCCAAGGGCTGACCTGCACCGGAACCGTTGAGGAAGGCATCCTCTTCGGCATTTGCCAGCGCCTTGGAGAACTGACGGAGAATGTAGTTTTCCAGACCGAAGGCATTGTCGTACAGGAGTTCCTCGGTTACCTTTACGGCAACGTGCAGCTTGTGGGCATCCAGGTTGATCTGGGCAAAGGTAGCGTCACCGAAAGTGAGAGCCTCGCCTTCATCGATCCACGCAGCCGCAGGCTTGGTGGCAGCGATGTTGATCTTACGCTCACCGCTGGTGGTGATGGTAGTACCCAGCTTGCGGAAGATGTTCTCCTCAGTCAGACCCTCGATAAGGCGGGAGTCGTACTCTTCGGGAACAAGGTAGCCGCCATCGGCATCAATGCCCTCGGAGAGAACGTTGGAGATGTTACGGAAGTTGGTACGCAGAGCCTTCAGCATATCGGCGCGGTATGCATCAGAGGCACGGCCGGTCTTGGGCTTCTGCGCCTGTGCGGGATTGCCGTTCATGGGCTTTTCGGTGATGGGAGTGGAAGTGGGCTTGGAAAGCTGTGCGTCCATAGCAGACATGGCTTCCATACGCTCGATTTCAGCACCGTAGTCCTGAACCTTCTTTTCCATCTGGGCATAGGTCTTGGCGTCCTCATCGGAAAGCAGACCGTCCTTGTCGCGCTTGGTCTCCACAAAAGCCTTTGCAGCCTGCCAAGCCTGGTTGCGCTTTTCGCGCAGTTCATTGATAGTCATAATAAATTACCTCCAATTTTTAATGAGATTGAGCCGTTCCATAAGGTCATCGGCTCTGTGTTTGTGGGTGGGTTTGGGTTCGATTGCGCACTTGGTGGCAATCTTGTCCATGAGGGAATTGACCACGTTGGCCTTGGAATACAGCATGGAGACTGTAGGTGCTTCCACATCCTCGGTATCGGCGGAACGCTTCATGATTTCGTCAGCAAAGCCGAGTTCAACGGCTTTATTGGCATCCATCCAGGTTTCGGCATCCATGAGGTGGGACAGCTTTGCACGGGACAGCCCGGTCTTGATCTCGTAGGCATTGATGATGGAATCCTTCACGCTACCGAGCATTTCGATGGCTTTCTGCATTTCCGCAGAGTCACCGAAAGCGATGGTCATAGGGTTATGGATCATCAGCATAGATACCGGGGACATCAGAACCTTGGTACCGGCCATAGCGATAACGGATGCTGCGGAGGCAGCGATGCCGTCAATCTTGACCGTGACATTGCCCTTGTAGTCCATCAGCATATTGTAGATTTGGGCAGCCGCCACGCAATCACCGCCGGGGCTGTTGATCCACACCGTGATGTCGCCGGAGCCTGCCATCAACTCATCCTTGAAAAGCTGTGGAGTGACGTCATCGTCAAACCAACTTTCCTCTGCGATGGTGCCGTTGAGAAACAGAGTCCTCTCCGCCGGAGCCGTCTCCGTCTGTGCCTGGTTCTTCCACTTCCAGAACTTCTTCATCGGGATTTTCCTCCTTTCCGTTATCAGTAGGTGTATTTGCAAAAGCACCTGCGTTTTTCAGCGGGAGCATATTGCCGTTAATGAGGTACAGGTCGCCGCCTTCTTCCGCAGGGATGCGGTCGAGGTTTTCCAGTTCACGGATGTCATTTGCCGACATCCAACCGTTCTGGCGACCAATGGCGTAGCCGTTCATACGGCTTTGGTAATCGCCACGGAGCAGACCTTCCACATTGAACTTCACAAAATACTGTGCCTTTTCATCGTGGGACAGGAGCGCCCGCTGAATGGACTGCTCCCAACGAATGACCCAGGGGTCAAGGGTGTACTTCACGAACTCAAGGGACTGCTGCTCAATATTAGAAAAGCTCGACTTTTCCAGATCACCCACCATGTGAGGCGGGACACGGAAAATTCGAGCAATTTCATTGATTTGGAATTTGCGGGTCTCAAGGAACTGTGCCTGCTCCGGCGAGATGCCGATAGGCGTATATTTCATACCTTCCTCAAGCACCGCGATCTTGTTAGCGTTGCCACTGCCACCAAAGGTGGACTGCCAACTTTCACGCACACGCTGCGGATCTTTGATCGTGCCGGGGTGTTCCAGGACACCGCCCGGTGCAGCGCCGTTGGCGAAGAACTTGGCACCGTACTCTTCGCAGGCGATTGCCATGCCGATAGCGTTCTTTGCCATAGCAATGGGGCTGTAGCCTACAAGTCCGTCAAAGCCAAGCCCAGGAATATGCAGCACATCGGAAGGCTGAAGCGTGACCGCAAACTCCTTATTTTTGATGGCTTCATCGGGACCACGGTAGTAGGTGTAGTACAGACGGCCGTTTTCATCTCTGTCCACAGACATCTTGTTCGGCATCAGCGGATACAGCGCAATGACCTCGTTTTTCCCGTT